TTAACTAAAACTAAAAAAGGTTTCTTACCTGTACATTTCCAATAGAAAGCTACTTGACCCCAATAAGAATCAAAGACTGCATCATCTCCAAGTGGTTGAGTTTTAAAATAGTATTCATCTTTACCTTTTTTCTTTACAATACTAGGTGGTTTGGTTTTAAGTTCTATAAATAATTTATTAGTCTCATAATCAATACGACCTATGATGTCGTGTAATAATTGTTTAGGTTTGTTCATGACATATCGTTCAGAGGTAATCTTATTTTTGCCACAAAGTTCCTTGACCACCTTTCTTGTTTGCTCAATAGTTCTATGTGCATACTTCAACATATGTTCTCTTGCGTAAGCATCTTTATGATCGACAGGATCATACTTATTAATATCATCTAACTCCTTGCCAAACACCTCGTCATAGTTCCTGTTAGTTAATGTTATGGTTTTGTCTTTCCAATAAAGAGTTTCACATTCCATTCTTTGAGCTGTGTTATTAACTAGGTTTCCAAATCTAGGTTTGTACCCCATAGGAAACATACTTCTCTCTACTCCGTCATGATGTCCGTAGTTAAGATTAAATTTAGCTAGTGGCATACTAGAGCTAGAAGGCGACCAATGATCTAAGCCTTTACCATTATTTAATGTATCAAAATATTTTTTATTACTCATTGTTTTCAATGCCTTTATGTCAGAGTTTTTCCACATTGTCTATAACTAAATAATCCTTTACTTGTGGATAAATATACCTTATTGGTTATTTATTCAGAAAGGAAAACAACAAATGAAACTAAAAGATTATCGTACAAAAAATAAATTAAGCTGCTCAGAGTTAGCAAGAAAAATAGGTGTTCATAATATTAATCCTGCAACTAATGTTTGGAGGTGGGAGAACGGACAAAGAATACCTCGTAAAGAAGAGATGAAAAAGATTTACATAGGAACAGAGAAACAAGTGCAACCCAATGACTTCTATGATCTCAAAATATAAAAGAGTTAAAATTACCTGGTTTGATATTTGTTCAAGCGATGAAGCATGGACACATCAATCAGAAATATTAAATCATGACGTAGCAACCTGTACCGATGTCGGCTACATCTATAAAAAAACTAAATCAAAGTTATGGCTCTTTACTTCTTATTCAGAAGATGAAGATGGTTTATCTGTTGGTGGTGTTACTTGCTTTCCTATGGGATGTATTAAAAAAATAGAGGTATTAAAATGACAGATACAGATATGTTTATAGACTATGAGGGTAAGATTAAATTATTAAAAAAGAAATTAAGAATGTCTAAAAATGTTTCTTGTGATTTAGAAATTATTATTGAGTCTCAAAAGAAAGAGATAGATACATTAAAACAAATTATCGGCATACAGGAGTTGCAAATGGACATTAAAAAGAAATCAAGAACAGATAAAATATTTCAATTAAAATCTATACTTATGAGATGTAGAGAAAAAGGTAAGTTTGAATTAGCTATGAAACTTATAGATAAATATAAAATTGATAAAGAAACTTTAGAAGAAAAGTATTACGACTAATGGCTTATCAACCTCTGCCAATTTTCTGCACTATTAAACCTAGTTTCATTCATGGTTTAGGTTTATTTGCTACAAGAGAAATAAGAAAAGATACTGAGTTAGGTATCTCACACATTGAAGTTGATGATACCTTGTATCGTACTCCTCTTGGTGGTTTTTTAAATCATTCGGAAGATCCTAACTGTGTAAGAGTAAAGGTAAATAATAAATGGTACTTGAAAACAACGGAAGATATTATGCCTGAGCAAGAACTCACACTAACTTATAGTTTGTATAAAGTTTGATGTATGAAATTAAAAAAATTAATTATGAAGATACCAAACCATTTATACTAAATATTCATTATGCTAAACGTATGCCTAGTATATCTTTTGCTTATGGTTTGTTTTTTAATAAAGAATTAGTGGGTATGGTAAGTTATGGCTCACCTGTTTCCCCTAGTTTATGTAGAGGTATAGCTGGGATAGAGAATAAAAAGTTAGTTTTAGAGTTAAATAGATTGGTTTTAAAATATAATAAAAAAAATGAAGCATCAATGTTAGTTGGAAAATCTTTAAACTTATTACCCAAACCAAAAATTATAGTATCTTATGCAGATACACAACAAGGTCATCAAGGTTATGTATATCAAGCAAGTAATTTTTTATTTACAGGAACTACAAAAGCTAGAACAGATATTGCAGGTAAGAACGGCAAACATTCAAGACACCATTTAGGCGATAAAACTAAACGAGTTTATCGTAGTGCCAAACACAGATATGTTTTTATTATTGGTAATAGAAAAGATAAAAAACAATTAACTAAACAATTAAAATATCCTATCTTTAATTATCCTAAATCCAATGAGGTTAATCATGGCTAGATGGACTTACGCATTTTCTAATGGCAGCTATAACGATTGGCATAGGCAGTATGAGGGTATAGCAATGATAGATGTGGATAGTGTTGAGTGTTGTCCACAATGCTACGAGCCTTTGGCTATGATTGAGACGTGCTATGATAAAGGACAGAAATATAAGAGTACCACCCTCTTAAAAACCCTTGCTAGTCGGCTTCAGATACCTAGTTTTTTGGTATTCTATAAGAAAGTGGGTCAGGGTAGCCTAGCTTTTAGGATCAAACGTCTATGGCTCTCTAATGCAGAGTTTGAATTAATGAATGAGGATGAATGGGTAAGAGAACTATATCAGTTGCAGCACGAACACAAACAACATTGTAAATATGAAAAAATATCTACCCCATATTAGAATACCATTTAAACTCTTTGATGATGAGAGGATCAGGAAGATACCAGAAGAACACCGATCATCTTCTTTGCTAATCCTCATTGCTTTATTAAAGTTTGTTAACTCACAGAATGGTCAATGTTATCCTCGCCAAGCCACTATATCTAGTATGGTATGCCTATCTCGAAGTACCATATATAGATGTACTGATTTATTGATAGAGGTGGGGATCATTAAAAAGAAACGACTTAAATCTACTTTGTTATATGTAATTAACCCTGATTACATTGTGAATAAAAAGATAGATGTGTCATCACGAGACTATGATGTGTCAAGAAAACACATACCACGTTTCATGATGACTGATATTAGTAAGACTATAATTAAAGGACTATCTTATATCTCTAACATTATAAAAGAAGTTGCTGATAAAGGAGGAGACCAATCTAAAATAGTTCGTGTCTTAAGTAACCTCCCCCGCAAGACCTTAATTAAAGCCATAGAAGATAATGACAATATCTATTACTCTAAGTTGGCTCTAGCTGAACAAGATAGAAATGGGGTGAAGCTCGTGGATATACCTAAAAACATAGTAGATAATGTAAGAAAGAAAACCCATTTTGGTTATCAGAGTGTCATCAATAAACGAAAGGATAAGATTGCCAGGCAGACCAAGACAGAAAGTTTTTTGTCAGAGCTTAACAAGAAAAAGCATACGTGAGGGAAAACCTAGAAACTGTTTAGCAAAAGGTTATTTATGTGCTAATGGTAAGTACCTATGTAGATTTCATGGCTATAATAATATACTAGGGTTTAATAAACCAAACTATACAGATGACAAAAGAATTAACCAGCTCAAAGCACTCTACCAATTCAGAAATAAAACAAGAGAAGAAGTCCAAGAATACTATTACTCCACTGTTAAACCCAAGCTCCTTAACGGAACAAAATCTGAATACCATAGAAGAACAGCTCGTAAGAGGTCTAACACTTTCAGAAGTTCTGGATCAAAAGCAGTATCAATTCAGCTTGATGAAGTTCTATCATTTTTTAAAAAAAAATCCAAAGCTAGAGAGTAGAGTTATTGAAGCTCGTAAGTTAGGAGTTCAAACTTTAATTGATAAGATGCTACAGATATTCCAACACCAGGAAGTAGAAAATCCTAATCAAATCTTATGGATAAGAGAAAAAACAAAGTTCATTCAGTATCTTGCTGGACATTTAACAGATCTCTATTCTAATAATAAGGTCCAAAATATTAAATCTGATACAAGTCTAAAGGTAAGTTGGGAAGATAGCCAGGATCTTATTGATGTAAATGCTGAGACTATCTCAGCACCTACACCACCAA